CGCATCATCCAAGTTGACCTGACCATCGACCACACCCAGACGGGCATTGTTCGTGAGATACAGGTTATCCAACATCTGCCTCGTAACCGTAGACTTGATTAGCTGGATGTCCATCGTCCGGTCTGCTAGAGACTGTCCAAAAAATTTATGCGGGATCGGGATCGGACAAAGGCTATGGAACGGTACTAGATCACATTCCTCGTCATCTAGGATTTCGTTGCCAGCGTAAACAATCTTCCGCAGTTCAGCGATTCCATCACCATTAACGTCAATCTTGATGTAGCACTCGTAGACCTCACAAACCTGCATCGTTGGGTCGAGGCTGATGTTCTCATCCGGCTGCTCACCCTGACTGAATCGAGCAATACGCTCAGTCGTGAACTGGAGATCGTCGTAACTAGGCAATCCCTCGACGATGTCCTTATCAAAACCCATCGCTATGAGTTCCGAACGAGTCATCAAACGACGATGAGCCACGAACGGGCTATCCTCAATAGTTCTTGCCGATTTGCTAATCAGGAATTCTTCCGGCGGTACGTTCTCAATCTTGACGCAGCCGTACTTCTTAACCTTCTTGACCTTGACGCTGTAGTACGGAATCTGGATAGGCATACCCATCATGATGATTAGACCGTCATTCTCACGGTAAAAGACCCAGTTACAGTAGTCTGTGGCCTGTTTAGCGGACTCCTCATCTTCTGGAGTCTGAGGCTCAAAGGAGACAATATCCTCGGTAGTCGTAAAGACCCGGATAAGTTGCGGCAATGCTCCGTCAATAGCTTCTGCTACCTCGCCGGTAACAATCTGGCTACGACCTTCTACCTCGTTGCCATAGGGATAACGCAGGTAATACTCTAGTGCCTTAGCACGTTGGTCGGTAGTCTCGGTATCGACATAGCCAATCGCATTGTCGATTTCATTCTCAAGAATACTCTTGATCTGCCCTTCATCCATCTTCATAGCAAACCCCTAAGTTTTGCTCATTATACAATCCATTTAGTCGAAATTGGCAATGCTGTCTGCCATGAAGTATCTGTCTCGTCAAGACCAATCGCTAAGTACCTAAACGAGTCTGCAAAGTGTGATGACCAATCGTGGAGAGGCTTCTCGTAGAATATCTGTCTACGCTCATCATGCTCTCGACGGTAGTTCCGTAGCGCATCTAGTCCGTTCTTGGTTCTCGGATTGAACCAGCATCTAGGCAACATACGTCGCACAGCCTGTATCCCGTCGGCAACGCTAAGTCTCGGAGCGACTGTGATGCTAAGTCCAGCTTCCTCCAGCACTTCCTTGCGACTCTTGCCTGTTCCGAGTTCTCTAACCTGTACGTCATGGGGCAGGATTTGGTCAAACTTCCCATAGTCGTTATCCTTCAACCAGCCGACATACCAGTCAAGCCCTACGCCGTGATTCTCTACGCAGTCGATAAGTCGGACTTCCTTCCCTGCCAACTGAGCAATCCATATCGCAGTTGAATCACCCATCCCCAAATCCCAAGCAGCAAAGCTACGGCACAGACCGTCAGTAGGAAAGTCGCTAACACGACCATTGCTCTCAAGATCGTTAATGAGCTTGCCATAGTAAGACCCCTCAACCGCTGCGTTAAAGGAACACTCGAACTCTTGGTTGTACTTGTCTTCACCCATCTCTCGATAGGCAGCTTTAAGCTCGGACTCAGGCAGAACACCTGTCTTACTAGCCTTGAACTCTAGGTACTTCCAGCCTTCCTCAGACTTGGCTCTGTCAGCTAGTTCAGCGAAATGGTTAGCACCTTTAGGAGTGCCAATGAAAGAACACCACCCACCACGGTCGGAAAGAGCAGGTCGGATGAAAGCGGCCTTGTGTACTCTAGTAGGTAATCCCAAGCGACTCTCTTGGCTTGGCTGTAGGTAGGTGCTATGTAGGCAAACCGTGGGTTAGGCTTGTCGCACTCTATCGCGGCTTTGATAAGGTGATTGATTGCGCTAACAGTCTTGCCAAATCTTCTGTGAGCAACTACTACGGTGAACCGATGGCTATCGATAGCTTCGTGTATCTCTAGCTGGAGTTCCCTCGGCTCGTAGCCAATGACTATCTCAGTCACTTAACGTATCCGCAGTTCAGGCACTTGTTGTTCACTAGGAACGCGCTGCATTGTGGGCAATTTACTGGCTTATAGCTCATTTCCGTCCTCCCCATCTCACTATATGTTCTTGGGCTTCCCCATCCTTACCTGTTACCTCTGTCCTAGCTAGCTTGGGTATATGGTACTCAGATAGCTTCTGCATTAGGTCTAGTGCCTTGGCTGGATCAGGCTTTAACCCTAGCACCTCATCTCCCTCAGCTACCCTCTGGAGCCATCTGTCCATGTAAGGCACGTTCTTCTCTAGCAGAGTAGCAATAGCATTACGCACTACCGTAGTACTCTTATTAGGCACTCCTGCGGGTCTTCCCGGCCCTGCTAGGCCTTCACCGATTTTAGGAGTTTCTTTAACCTTATCTGTTTCCATTTTTGCATTACCTCTCAGGTGTCATGCTCTCGCTGCCTAGTAATCCTGCTCCTATTGGTGCTGCCATAAATAGCGGCTGTCCTTTAGAAACTCCTGCCTTCATCTCTGGTGTTATGTCTATGTACCGAACTCTTGCCATTCCGCTATTACTGAACTTACTTCTATCCTCGCCTAGTTGTTCCAGTAAGTCTAAGTCTTCTTGGACTTGTTTGTCTGACTGAGTTCGTATCTTAGTCTCACCTACCCTAGCTCCCCACTTCTTACCGTACTTATCTAAGAACTTCGGGTATATCTCGTCGTAATACTTCTTCATTCCCTCGCCGCCGACTTGTAGATCAAGCCCTGAATAATCAGTCTTTACGCCATCCAACTGGCTTCTTAAGGCATTTATCTCGCTTTCTGGCCTTCCTTCGTAACGAGCAACACTAATCTTATTGCGGATTTCAGCGTCTTTTACGGCATTTTCAGCCATCGTCTTGCCCAAATCCTTGCCTACATAATTTGGCAACTCATCTGGCGTTACAGATCGATTCATCACTAACGCGCCGGACTTATCATATCCATGCAACACCCCATCCCGGTACGAGACTTGGCTTAACTGCTTACTCAAGTCAAATCTGGATGCCTGTTGGCTACCTGTTGTCAATCCGATACGATCATAGCCGTTCTCTGCTGCGTGTTGGATTGCTCTCTTTAGGGCTAGTTGATACCAAGTATCCTTAAATGGAGCATCTGGCACTCCACCTTTTGACGCTGACCATGCAGACTGTAATTGCTCATATTTAGCCACTTCTTCCGGCTGCATACGCTTCATCGTTGCATACATGGAAAGATTTTGCTCAGGGTTCAAGTCATATTTAGCAGCTAATTCTTTGGAATAGTCTCTAAATTGCTTTTCAGCATTTTTTGTTTCCGCAGATACATACCCCTTATCCCTACCCGCCTGATGCCAATCGCTCTGTACTTCTTCAATTAGCAACATTTTCTTACCGTCAGCGTCTACTCTGTCATTGACTCGTAGATGGGCTAGGATATTTGGCTCCGAAAAATGCGGAGATTTATATCCCCCTGACATTGGCTTAATGCCAGATAATTCATTTCCTTGGTTATATAGTAATTTGGCAACTCCCCTAATCGCATCGTCAGACATCCCTGCATAGTCATTTGCCACATTTATTTCATCAACAAATGGCCCTGCCACGTTATCACCATATTTAATAGTGTAAGTGCCTTGTGTTTGGGAAGTTCTATTTCTATAGATTTGCACTTTCGACGGGTCAAATGGTGCTGTTTTTTGCGGCATTGTCAGCAGCAACTCACGGTAATTCTCACCACCCGGCAATGTGTACTGACCGAACTTAGGCAAGAACGCACCTTCATCCCCCGGCATCTCCTCACCCGGAAGCCTTGGAATCGTTGACTTCACTTCCTGAACATCTACGCGATTATTGGCAATGTAGTCCTGAACTTCCTGACGAGTAACATTCTGCTTACCCTTCAAGAAATCATCCAGACCCATCCATTTAATCTCATCAGCCCTAACATCCTGACCTTTAGAAATGTCATTTAGGAAAGATTGACCTGTTCCTGACTTCCTTGGTGTTGCTAATGCAGCTTGTTCCACAGCACTATAAAAGCCAATGTCCGACTTAGGAGCCGTTTCCAGTAATCCCTTAGTTTCCTGAATACTCAAGCCTACAGGAACACCCTTCGTAGCCTTTAGAGTAGTCTTTCCTGCCCCGTATCCAATCGCACCGAGTCCAGCTACATCCAGCACATCTAACGGCTGTGGAGCCTTTCCTAGACCAACATCCGTGTAAGCCCTCTCTGCCCCTGAAATACCCAATACATCCGCAGGTTTGATCGCCTGAAGCAACTGGTTTACTTGGACAGGCTGAGTCTGCAATCCACCGGGGATAATCTCACCCGTAGGTGCTTGCTTAGGCGCAAAGTTAAAGCTAGTCGGGATATTTACGGTACTCTGGCCTGTGTAACCGGGAAATAGTTTGGCTACGTCTGCCGCAGTTCCAGCACGATTAACAAACTCTCCAGCCGTTCTAGCACCACCAGCCATCTTCTGAAAGACGTTCTCAGGGATCGGCTTAATCGTCGTTCCCTTGGCTAGATTCTCCTGAGCAATCTCCTGCGGAGTCTTTACCCGCATCGACTCCATAAAGAGCATCTGCTGTAGCTCTGCCTGTGTAGGCAATTTGCGAAACTCAGCCATAGATAGCCTCGTACATATCTGGGCGGTTCTCTAGTATCCACGCCCTCGGTTCTTCGTGACATTTCTTGAAATCAACGCCTATCGTCTGAGAGCCAGCGTGATGCACATAAGCCCTACTAACGAAATGCTGATAACCCGCCACGTTCAAGTCATGGCATATTATATTATCTGAATACCAATTAGTACTCGGGAACTTAGCGACTCCCTTGCACCTAAGAATCCGTATTTCACGCCACGAGATTCCAGAATTCCCGCATCTTCCCGCATTAACGATAGCGTGTCTGGATTAAGAACCACGTCATCGTTAGCTAAAATCAATGAGTCAAACTTGCCATGCTCAAAGGCATAGTCAACGGCTGCGTTATAAGCATCTCCGAAATTCGTAGCAGGATTGGGTCGGTAGATAAGATTTTCTGTGATCTCTCTTGCTCTTGCCCAGAGTCCCAAATTATTAGAACAAAGGTATACGGGTAACTTGTCACCATAGCAACGAATAGACTCCAGCAGCACAGTGATGCCGGGATTGTTCACCGTACATATAACTATTGCTTGCATATGCCCCAGAAATACAAATCTGCCGGACTGCTGTTAGTAGAAAACTCATAAGTTGCAAACTTTGATAGATCGCAACTATCCCTAATGTCCTGCTCCGTTAGGTTCCGGTAGTAATCCCCGCAAAATGGCGCATCATCCGGGCTTGTACGTCTCGTTCCATGTTCAGCCCTACCCGTAGTAGCACAGGTAAAGAAAACCAGTCCTGAAGCCATCCTAACCATATTATTAAAGGTCTTTATCCACTCAGGGTTATGCTCAAAGCACTCGCAGGTAGCCACAACGTCAAAACTATCGTTAGGGTAGTCCAGTTCCTCACCCTTAGCCACTACGTCAACTCCTCGGCCTTCACCCAGATCAACCCCGGTATAGTCGCAAGCCACAAAGAATTGCCGGATCGAACCGTTAATGTCCAGACTTCCTACCTCTAAGACCTTGGACTCAAAAAAATACTGTGGGAATTGTTTTTTGACGCTAGCAACAAAGTCTAGCTGGCTCTGGTGGCTCATTTCTTCTTGTTTCTTGCGGATATTGCGGCTGCTTTAGCCTTAGCGTCAGCCTTAGAACTGGCTCCCCATGCCC